TTGTGGGTCAGCTTGTACATCTCTATCTAATTCTGTTGGACCAGCTTCAAATACATCTCCAATAGTTCCAATATCCTCTACATCACCAACTAAAAGTTCTCCACCTGCACCGCCTATAGCCACAGCAGCTATGTTTTGACCTGTGGTTAATCTAAGTTCTTTTGCTTTCTTTAAACCTTTTTGTACATTTTTTGCTTTTGGATTTAAATACAATCCTGCTTTTCTAGCTCGTAAAGCTTTTAAAGCTAGTTTTCTTGATATTGTTGCAGCAGCTGTTGCTGGCAAACCAATTTGTACTAATGTTTGTGTAATTTTACCTGCAGCTGTTTTTTCAGCTGTCTCTTCAAATATATTTACTTTATCAAATACTTGTTCTACTCGTGCTGCAGCATCTACGGTTATGCCTGTAGCATCCATAAGCTCTGCTCCTAATGAAAATATACCTTCAGGTACTTTAATAATACCAGATGCAATACCTGCCATAGCACCATGTATTTGACTTATTTCGTTATCTTCGGCTGGTGGTGGTTGAAGTGTTTCAACTTCATCTCCAATATTAAACTCCTCTGGCGTATCTATAGAAAACTCTGCGTCTCCTTGAGGAATTATAAATTCCCTATCATCCATATTATTCTCCTTCGTCAGGAGCTATTTTGCCTAATGTATTCTGATCTGCTAATACTAACTTACCACCGTCTACAATGTAAAATAAGTTATTGTATGGATTGATAAAAACAGCTCCGTCTGGTTGTCCTTTTAATCTTGGTAGATCTGGTTTACTTTTATCCTTGTCATCCATTTTTAAAATACCTTGATAAAATACACCAGTGGTTGTTCTTGCTTTGGCAACTTTAGGAGCTATGTTAACTGCTATTCTTCTAGCTTCATCTCCCACAACATCTTTACCTAAAGCGGACTGTACTTCTTTTGTAATCGCTGCAATAGTACCAGACTCAAACTGTTTATTTTTTAATCTTGCGTCTATCGTTCTATCTGCAATATCTTTCTTAATACCTAATTCAAGACCTTTTAAAGCACCAGCTGTACCTAAAGTTTTACCTGCTTGTCTTTGTTTTAATGCTTGACTAACAGGCGCTTCAAAAGCAGAAGCTAAGTTTGCAAGTGTGCCACCCTTACCTGCTGTTGACATACCTCTTAATCCACCTTGAATTAAAACATTAGTTAATAAATCTCCGCCAGATGGTTTGCCTAAGTTAGCAAGTCTCATAGCTGTTTCAGCATAACTTTTACCTGATGGTGTTAGTCCTGATGTTTCAAATATTTCTTGAATTTGTTCTTCTGTTGTGCCTTTATCATAATTTCTTCTAGGTTGAGCTAACTCCATAATACCTTCGTTAACTTCTCCACCTTTTCTGAACATTGGTCTTTTTAATGTTATACTCATATTACCCCTTAAATAACCTATAGATACCAGCTAACGTAGCACCTGCACTTAATCCTGTTTGTAAAGGACTTGGTGATGGCATTACTGTGCTTCTCTCTGCACCAGGATATCCTGATATCAAAGGCACAATACCTTGACCTAAAGTTTGAGCTGCTTCCAAAGGTTGGAAAGCTTGTCTCTGTGCAAGTTGTTGTTGCGCAGCTAACGTTGCTTGATCTCTTGCTTGTTGTTGACCACCTAATGTTGTTAAGCTTGCTATTTGTTGACCTAACAATGCAGGTGTTTGTTGCGCTAAATTAATGTTTCTTAAGAAATCTTGTTGAGCTAAATTTTGTGCTTGAGTAAATCCTTGTCCTAATAGTTGAGCTTGTAATGCCGCTCTGTTTCTAGCTTGACCTGATAAAAATTCTGATTCTGCAACTCCTTGTCTACCACCACCAAATGCTCCTGCTTGAATAGCGTTAGCTGCTAATGAAGGTAAACCTGCTTGAGTTTGTCTATCAAATTCTGCAAGTGTTGTATCAATAACATCTTGTTGAAATGGAGACATGTAAGCTTGATAAGCTGTTGGCCCTGTCATGCCTTGCGCTGCTGTTAAGAATGGTTGAAAACCACCAAGACCAGAAGCTAAACCTTCTGCTTGTGTTGTTAACGCACCAGGACCAGCAACAAACTGTGGACCCATGACTTGTGATAAGTCTTGTGTTTTAAAACCACCAACTGCTTTTGTTAAATCATCTAAATATGTTTTTGCTGCTGCTTCTATAAACTCTGCAGGAGCTTGTCTTACTGTTTGGACTTCTGCCATTAAACTCTTCCTCCTCTTTCAAGGGTTTTCATCATGCTGTACATACGTTCAGCACCCTTGTTTACATCTCCTTCACCCATGCCTCGTACAGCATCGGCTGTAAATACAAATTCGTTGTTTGACAACATCGCTGGGATATCGTCTGCTTTTTCTTTTATACCAACTGGCTGTATAAATCCACCAGTTTTTCTAAGGTCTAACTCCATAATACCCTCTGGATTCTGTCTCATAGGCAGTCCCTCGATACCCGCCGCTTGCATGGCGTTATCGCTGGCTGTATCTCCACCCTCTGCATATCCACCTCTACCTTGATTATATTCTGCTACTTGAGAGTCTACAAACTTGGTTACAAGGTCAGGTCTTTGTCTTAATTCTGGGTTTAGATTTGTATAATATTGAGTTAGATAGCTTTTTAAACTGTTAGTATCTCTAGTAATCTCTGCAACTTCTTCTTCACTTTTACCTGCAAATGCACCACCAAACAATGCTCCTGCAGCTCCTGCTGCAAGTGTTTTAGCTGTTGTACCTGTTAAAAACTTTGGCACAGACATAGTTCCTAATTTACTACCTATCATAGGACCTAGTTTATATGCACTAAATCCAAGAAGAGCAGCTTTACCAAGATCAGAAGATAGAATATCGCCTATACCACCTGCTACTTTTTTAACAGCTTTCTTAGCTCCTCCGGTAATTTTCTTTACCAAGCTTCCTAATCCATATATTTGTCTATTCATCTGTCCTCTAGATATTGTCATAATTTAGCTAAATTGTTATTGGCAGGCTTACAGATCCTGTAATCTGTTATTTTATGTGATTTTTTTAGGCTCGTCAACGCCCTTTTCTCTTGCTTCAATGGCTTGTTTAGATGCAACTAATTCGTCCCAATATCTACCACAATACTCAAACTCTCCTGTATGAGAGATAAAATCCATACACCACAAGTGTATTTTACCACCCATAGCAGTCCATCTCTTACAGAAACCAAAGTCTTCACCGTAGTATTGTTTAGTTTCTTTGTCATGTAAACACTCAAATAAATTGAAAAAGTTCTTTTTGTAATCTTCTACACCATTAACTAACGTAGGTTGATATATTTCTAATTCAGGATATTTCTTTATCATCTTCTCAATAACCTCTCTTTTAATTAACATACACCCGGTTGGTGCATGAGTTACCTCTGCTACACCATCATCTACAACGACTTCATTCATGCCCTCTACTTTTATAGGGTAGTGATAACCAGCATTAGCTATATCTTTAACTTCGGTAAGTTTTAACATATCGGTTCTTCTTTTAATCTTACCCCAATCAATATATTTCATAGGATAAGGCGCTGCTATAATATCTTTATCTTTTTCTAACATCTTAAATATTGTGCTAGCGTTAAAGTCTATATCTGAGTCTATAAACAATAGATGTGTATAGTTAGCTGGTTCATTTAAAAACTCTGATACAATTAAATTTCTACCTTGTTGTACAAGAGATGATTTATATAAAGTAAAGCTAACCAATATATTTCGTTGCATACAAGCTTGTTGAAATTTTAAAAGAGCTTGCGTGTAGTGTATAGAGCACTCACTGTGTACAGGTGTGCCAACCATTAATTTATATTTTGGTTGTCCTATGTTTACTTCTGATTGACCTGTTAGATCAAACGTTATGGGTTCATTATTTTTCATTTAATATTCCTTTCAATAAATGTGTCCAAGTCATGGCTATCTTTGGCCAGCCATAATAGGTATTAGCATATTCTACTTGTCTATTCAAATGCTGTATGATCGCTGGTTGATCTAATGTTTTCTTTGCAGCTTCAATACCTACTGCGCATTTTCTAGCTAAGAAATGATAGTTCTTGCTATGTGTAAGATACATTGGATACTCTGCTCCTGTCTCATACAAAGCTCCATAGTTTGATACAATGCAATATAAACCTGCAGCCATAGCTTCTAACAACGATATACAAAATGTTTCTTCCCATATACTTGGATATACAAACATATTATAATTTTTAAGATGTTTTTTTATCCATTCGTTATTTCTAAAACCAAGATAATTTACGTTTGGTAATTTTTTTGCATGATCATACAGAGCTTGATATTGTTTATCGTTAGCATCTGCAAAATCTTTACCGTATACTTGACAATTAGAAAACACATCTAATTCTATCATAGGATCTTTTATTAATTCCATAGCACCAAGTAATACATTTAATCCTCTCCATGGTGTGCAGTGATGAATAATTCTACATTTTTGTCTTTTAGGTTTATATATTTCTTCTCTAGGTTTTATATTATCTATACCATTTTTTATAACTACACATTTTTCTGTAGGTAAATCAAAATACTTTGTAAAATTTTCATAATTCCAATGACTGTTAAATACATACCAATCATATTTATTGTGATTTGTTTTATCTTTAAACCAAGGATGTATGTTTGGTTGGTCCCAAGAATTTTTTTGCCATAATATATTTGGTTTGTCTTTTGATAAAGGTATTTTTTCTGGCACAGATGTTGTTATCTGTACACGATCTAACAATTTGTTATCTACATATTTATATAAATAAGCTAATTGTAATTCAGTTCCGCCCTGTGGACTATTTTTTTCCATCAAATATTTTTTGCAATGCGTTCATACCTCTAGGAGATACATGCACTGTTGTATCCTGTCTAATATGATCCATTGTCGTAGGTGTATTTGGATCTGCAACATCCGCTTTCATTTCTTCTTCATCTTTATATACTTTACCAGTCCATGTGTTTTTACAAATGGTAACTGTAGTGCAGTGTATTTTTAATATATCTTTATCCATTTTCTTGCGATCTGTCTATTAAAGCATAACTTATCAGGCCTTGTATCTTATTACTTCCTGTAGCTGCTTGTATGGTTATAGCATCACCTGCTTCTAAATTCAAGCCTTGAGGTGAAGCATTTACTTGTGACTTAGCTCCTACCTCGTCTCGAAAAAATTCATACTCAGTGCTAGAATCTGATGAGTCAACAAAATTCATATTTACTACAATGCCTGATGATGTATCATTGTTCGCACAATAAATACTTTTAACTATAATTGTCCCGTTCGTAGGACAAGTAAGAATTGTGCCTTTGCTTGTATCAGCTCGTTTAAAACCTTGATTTTTATATTGTATAGTCATTAGTTCATAAAATAGTTAAATGCATCTTGCTCATCTTTCAAATCTTTTTGAAAACTGAAATTAAGCTGATTTTTTATATTGTCAAGAGACGCAAGAATTTGTCTTTGATTTTCTACTTCGTATTTATCTTTTGGCTCAGGTATGTAGACAGTTATCTTTGCCATTATCTTCTACCATCCGGTTGTGCGTCTACACGTAATGTTCCATATCTCCAAGTTTCACCTGTAGAGTCATTCTCAATTTTTACAGCTATTAATCTGCCCCTGGCCCTTGTGTCGACTTTGTCTGTTGTAGACGTCACAGTGAAGGGCCCAAGAGGTGAGCTTCTTTGTGTATTGTTTGGATAATCGTTTATAAACAATGTCACTTTAGAATTACCTGTAATATATTTGTAGTCAGGCACAAATCTTCTAATAGATGAAAAAATTTCTCCGTCATCAATGTCTAGATCTCCTGATGTAATAAAAGCTGGTATGGCCGTTGTTGTGCCATTAGCAACTTGATCAGTGCCATCTTCATGTGAGTAATATGTTGTTGCTCCAAACCTATTTGTTATACCTTGTATTGGAAAGTTTGGTGTGCCTGTTGCTGAGTATTCTGTTGCGTAAGGGTTATCGAACACATAAGCATCAACGTATGTTGTTCTGGCTAAAGATCCTGTTGTCCACACATTTTCTGCGTAATTATATGTAACGACTCTATCGATCTGTGTAGAACCAGACTTAGGATAAAACCACATTACTTCATCATACAAAGAATTATATCCAGCTGCTATTGTTTCTGTAGCGCCAAAGTTTAACCCAAGATTATTTCCATCAGTTGTAAACACAAAGTCCTCAACTAAACAAGGTAATGATTTTACCGTACCATCAAATACAAAAAATCCTCCAGCGTCGCCCATCCAATACACAGCACCATCTGCATACACAATTGCGTTTTGTCCAATACATCCGCAACCTGTACCAACTTGTCTAATACTAAACGTAAAAGGTGGTCCGACAAATTGTATTGTGTAGGCTGCTTGATCCGTCAATACAAGTGTATAGTCTTTTGCATTTACAGCCGCTCGTATCTCGCTACCTGCATCCAGTCTAAATGTTCCAGCAGTGTTAGTTGCTGTTGGTGCGTACTCGTTTAAATTTTCTTGATTGGAAAATCTTATGAACATTGGATCTTGAGTTCCAGTATCGCCAATCGTTGTTTCAGTGCCAAGATGAAATAAATGTCTGTCTCTGTCTGATACAAGTGTCATAATAGATTTTGTTGGGTTTGCCGATGTTGAGGCACCCGTTGTTGCTGTTGACGCTCTTATTGTTCTAGCGTTTGTTGCTCCAGCATTCCAAGTAAAAGTTTTTCCATTGTGCACAGTGGCAACTAAAATTTCTCCAAAATTATCTAACGACCAAAGGCCGGGATCAAGTGTAACATCAGATATAGTTCTTGCTGTTCCCCAAGTGCCTGTGTTCCATTGATATGTACCCCAACCATAACCAGTCGTTTGAAAGGTTGGTCCAACTAATTCGTATGGATCTATAGTTGCAGCTCCTGCTGCAGTCATACCAGTTCCAGACTCAACAGCAGACATGGTAATTGTAAATGAATTTGTAGCTACGGTTATAATCTCGTAAGTTTTTTCTGTGAAGTCTACTACTGCATATCCTGTAGCTCCGCCACCAGGTAAAGTTACTGAAGAAAAAGTTACGTATCTACCCACAGCTAAACCATGAGAAGTCTTATTTATGGTTACTGTTGCATTGTTGTTTGTTGATGTAAAAGTAGCACCTGATATAGCAGTTGCCAAAGGTGAGATATCATAGAAGTCTTCACCATAGTATAAAAACAAACCTTGAGATGTGCCTATGGCAGTGTACTTTTCTCCAGCTAATGAAGTAAAAGCATGTTGTGCTCTAGCAACACCAGGCAGTTCTTTTTGAGCTACAGTGAGTTGTTTCCAACCACCTATCTTTTCTGGTAGTCCTGTTCTAAATCTAACAAAGTCACCATCTATCCATTGACCCTCAGCTCCTGATGCTGTGGCCTGTTTATTGAATCCTGGTGCAAACTGTAATTTCTTTAACGGCATAATAATCCATTATACTAGTTTTTGGCTAAAAATATAGTCCATTCTAAATCATCGATCAAATCATTTATATAGACCTTTTTCTTCTTTTCTCTACGTATATATTCATGTAGCTCATCCAAGTCTATAATCATCCAGTTTTTTTCACCTTCTATAACCATCTTCTGAGCTTTGGTATCGAGACGACCTTTCTGTGCAGGCGTGCCGTCTGGCATTTCAAACATTTCTCTAACATCAAATCTGTAATACGCATTCTTACCCTTTATCATACCTGCAATATTCCAAGATGTTTTTTCTTTTGGATATTCTATGCCTGTTAAATATTTAGCAAATCTTTTTACTATCATTTGAAAGTTATTACAAAAACTATTCTCTCACCTTTTTTAGGCATTATATGATAGTGAGGTAAAGAGTCAAACATAACTCCCCTGAATTGTTTTGGCACAACTTCTTTCAAAACAGTATCTTTCTTTTCGTTCAATATTATGGTCTTTGAATCTTTATCTTGCGGATCATTTAGATACACTAATAATTGTTTATGTGGAAAAGTATGATCTACATGTATAGGACATTTGTCATGAACACCATTGTTGTAGGTCAGATTAACAGATGCTCTAAATAACAACTCATACTTCATTTTATGCTTCTCTGTAAATGAGTGTAAAATAGATTCAAAAAAAGGATGATGTTGTGAGTTCCATTTGTCATCACCAACACCTAATATAATGTGTTCAAAGAAACCATTATAATCTGTGCTATCGTGTAAGATTTTTGTTTTGTGAAAAAAAGGAAAATTGTGACCTAATACTATATCTTCAACAAACGCTTTGTTGTCCTGATCCATGAAATTATCATCAACTATAATTTTCATTTTCTATCGAAGTTATATGTAAACACTATTCTCTTATCATCGGTCAGTTTATTATAACAACCATGTGATAGATAACTTCTCCATATTATTAATCTACCTGTTTTAGGTGGATAAGATATGACAGTATATGTAAGTTCATTGTGCACCGCTTTACCATCATGGTGAGCTGTTGTGTTTAACGGATTCATCATATCTTGCACAGGGTTTTCAAAATTTAAGGCAGTATCGTTTTCGTAACCTTCTAAAAAGAACACAGCAGAAAAAAGGAAACCAGGATGTTTGTGAAAAGATTGACCGCCACCTTTTGGATAATCTAATAACCAAGATTCTCTACATTCGTAGTAGTCTGCATACAAATGTTTTCTTGCGTATGTATGTACCTGTTTTAAAATCCAAGTATTTAACTTTCTAAAATTTTTATTTTGATGCACTCTTTCATGGCAGAAACCTGATGTTTCATATTTAAATTTAGATATTATTTTTTTATATGGTTCTTTGATTTCCTCTATAAAAGGACAATCAACTGTTCCAATAGTTGTTGGAAAATAATGTTCTAACTTAAGTTGTTCTTCCATTCATACCATCCTGTACATATATATTTTAATTCTTTAGGAGCAGGCAGCCCTTTGTGAGTGTGAGTCCATATAGCTGGCCATATAACAGTAAGACCTTTTTTAGGTTTTGTTGTAAAATTTTGATAGTGCCAAAAAGTTCCTCCGCCCTCTTCAATATCATTTAAATAAGTCATGAAAACTAAATGCCTATATAATGAATAACCAACGCCTTGGTTTTCATAATGAAGACCACTATAAGATTTACCCGGATAGTATTTTTGTATTTTTACAAAAGGACATACCTCCCAAGGTGCTTGAGCTTCACTTGAATATTTATATTTCTTTTTATAATCATTAAGAATTTTTCCAAGAGCATCTAAGTATTCTTCAGGAAATTTAACTTGTCTTATATCGTAAGAAGACTCTTCACAGTCTTTATATTTTAAATTAAGAATGGGTTTTTTACCACTGCTCATCATCCCTCTATACTTAGCTGCACCAGTAGTATCTTTGCCTGACTCGTAATGTTCTATTAATCTATTACAAATTTTTTCAGGTATCATTCCTTGATGTATAAACGTGGTGTCTATTTTTTTAGTACGTACCATGATGGTATTGTATACCTCTTTCCTTTCAAAATTTTCTTAACTCCGTGTGTATATTCTTTTCCACTTGGAAATATCATACAACTTAAAGCTTTTAATTTATATTTCTTTTCTTTATTATTTTCCATAAAGAATAACTCTCCACCTTTGTAATCATCATTTAAATAGATTAAAGAAGAGAAGTGAAATAAATCTCCATGCTCCTCGTTGCGATCTACATGTAAGGGCATGCTGTGTCCTTTGTTCCATCGGCACATTCTCATTTCTTGCCACAGGTGAGTGCGAACTTTAAAATAGTGATCTATGAACATTTCATTTTTACAAGCGTAGTAGAGCAATATGTTTTTCATATTAACATTTGGAATATCTGCAAAATGAAGATTTCTATCTTTATGGTATTCTCTATCATCACTGCAAAGATAATCATACTGATCAAAATAATTTATTAGCATTTTAGCATCATTGGGATGTACAAAATCTTCAATTACATATTTCATATTTGACCTACCCACTTTATAGACATTCTTGCAAAGTATGGTTTATTAAAAGCATCTGCTCTATGTAAATCATTAGCTGTTATTTCTATTAATCTTCCCGCTTCAAAAGGAACTTTTTTATTTGTTGGTTTATGTATAAAAGCACCTCCAATATTTTTAGGAAGCTGTTCGTTGTTTAACATTAATATAAACGCTTTTTGATTTTCAAAACCATCTCTGTGAAAAGTTCCATCCATATCTTTAAACTGTAAATTACCTGTTATCTCCATAAGCTGCATGTTCGTATCACTAATCCTTCTGATGTGATCAAAAGCATTTATCAAATTTTGACACAAATTCATATTAGTATGATCATAAATAATATTATCATGGCCCTGTCTTAAGAAAAAAGTTTTCCCTAAAAGTCTGTGAGTTCCAGACTCCTGATAAGGAAAGGTATTTCTGTTAGCTACGTTATTAGCGGTCCAACCTTCTTTTAATAATTGAGAAGAAAGTTCTATTATCCATTTCTGATCAAAAACATTATCGTGTATTTTTATCATCTATTTTATGACCATAGTAACCTGGTAGACCTAAACAAGGTCTACCATCGTATTTATTTTTTTCTGCCCATTCAGACTTTGCACTATTATAATGTAAAAAAGTTTGTACGCATTCTGTGCCTTGAAAGGGCTCTCTCCAATGTTCTATCTCAGTTCCTCGATACGCCAACATGTCACCTGGTTTTAAATCTATACTATATTTTTTGTTTCCTTTTTTATACCAGAACAACCAAGGATCTCCTCCAAGACAAAGGGTTGTTGATATATCACAACTAAATCTGTCTTTGTGTGGTGTTAAAATAGCACCTGGTTTATATACTCTTGTGTAAGAATAAGTGGGAACCAATTTTTCTTTTATAGCTTTTTCAAATATTGGTTGTAAAGTTATTAGCAAAGTATCTGCAGCTTGATCTCCATAAATAGAATAAGAGCCATTAACTTGTCCGTCCATATGTGTCCCCCATTCATAAGCTACTTCAGGTATTTGACGATCTTCATAAAGTTTTGTTGCTACAGCTTCTTTAATTTTAAAATATTTATTTAAAAAATTTACCATGTAAATTGGTAAAGCATTTTTTATTAAACAGACTTTTTGTTTTTTAAACATAAGGATTCCCACAATGCCAATTAGTTAAACTATATCTTGTTCCTTTTGTAACAGGATGTACTTTGTGCCAAACAAAAGAAGGGAAGATAACAATAGAACCTTTGAGTTTCATTGGTTCAGGAGTGGAAAGATTATTTTTGTTTTTCTCTGATCTATTCCAAAACTCTAATTTACCACCTTCATAATCTGTTGCATCATTTAATACTAAAACACTAGAAAGTTTTCTAGTCAATCCTTTCAAATCTCCCGCATCATAAACATCAGGGTGTTGGTCTACATGCCAGTTATAAAACTGGTCTTGTCCGTATTCTGTCAACTGACAAGCTTCAGATCTGTTCCACTGAAAATTCCAACCGGCTTCTTTATTAGCACGTTCAATCCATGGATGTGTATATCGATACAGCCATTTATCATTACGAAAAGCAACAGTTGATTTTCTTGTTTTATTAAAAAACTTTTTTTCTTTTTTAGTCATCTCTTTTTCTTTTTTATCTTTTGTTAATCCAATAGTGGCTCTGCTTTTATTTGAGTTATGTAATAGTTGAACTATTGCATCACAAATTCTAGGAGATATAACTTGTTTATAACAAAACCAATGGTATTTTAAATTCATTCTACACTCCAATTAAACGCTAGACTAATTCTATCATTCTTTGATGGGTTAGGTTCTACCCAATGATTTATGGTGGAGGGAAAAATAATTAAGTCACCTGGCGTAGGTTCTATAAAATATTCAGCTGAATTAAATGCATTCCAATGTTTAGGATCTTTCTTTTTAAGGGTAGGCATGCAGTTGTGATAAGGATCTGGATTTATAAAATGAATTCGTCCTCCATCAACCTGTAGATAAAACACGG